CTTGCCGCCGTAGCCGAGCCGGATCATGGCGAACTTTACGCCGTCCCCGGCCACCTTGGCCCAGTCGATCGTCCCCTGCCACTTGGAGACGTCGATCCCTTTAATGCTTGTGCTCATAATGCTGTTACCTCCTATGTGTCGAAGTTGTGCGGCTCCGGTTGCACGCCAGACGCCGCCATGAGCTTGATCTTGTTCTCGGCCTTGGCCTTGGTGTAGTAGAAGCCGGTCGCGCTTGCCATTTCAGCGAACACGGCCGGGATCAGGTAGGCCAGCGCCGAGGTGTCCATGGTGAGCCAGATCATGCGGCAGGAAAAGACGGTGATCGCTATGGTGACGATACTCACGCCCATAAAAACGAGCTTTGAAAACTCGACTTTTTTCTTCTCTGCTGCAGCAGCTTTCAGCTGCCGGATCTGCTTCCTGAGTCTCCGGTTTTCTTCATAAAGCTGCCGGATCCGTTCGGGATCCGGCTCTGCTGTTCCCTGAGCTGTCGCTTCGGGTTCTTCATATTCCTGCATGAGTGCCTCCTTCCTTAGTCGTAGAGAGCCTCGATCCCCTGCCGGGTGAGGAAGTCCTTCTGCGCGTGCTTCACCTTGGCGGCATAGTCGAGGGCCGCGTGCATGTCCCCGTTACAATGAGCGTCCGGGATCCGCTGCACGGCCTTGGCGGTTGCTTCGCCGAGAGCGATCGCCGCCCCGACTCCCTGCACCAGAAGGAGCTCTTGCTGCTCCCTGAGCCGCTCGCGTTTTTCCTCTGCTTCCCTCCGCTCCTTTTCCTCGTCCTCGTGTTTCTTTGCCCGTTTCTGGACTCTCTGCTCGATCAGCCAAAAACAGAAGCCCGTCAGCGCCGAGGGTATGCTGGCGGCGATAATGATTGCTGTTACGTCCATGTGTTCACCTCCTGAGACAGATCGCTGTCCCTCCGTTTGAAAATAATATTTTTCTCGATCCACTTCTGGAGCCCGCGGGTGGCACAATGCCCCAGCATACCGAAGTAGCTCTGCATGGTTGCGTCCACGGCGTCGAAGTCAATTAGCCCGGCCTCGTATTCCTTGGCTATGTACCGCATACGGGCCTTCATTTTCTTGACGGCCTGCGGCGTTGGCTTGCGCCTGCCCGGATAGATCCGGCAGCCCACGAAGGTGACGCCCCGGCAGACAAGGCCGATCGCGGTCTTGCTGTTGAGTTCGAGGTGCAGCACTTCGTTGAGGTATTCCTCAATGAGCACGCGCCACTCGTTCAGCACCTTGGCGTCTTGGTGCAGCAGCACCATGTCGTCCATGTACCGGACGTAGTAGTGGGCCCTGAGCTCGTGCTTGACATACTGATCCAGCTCATTGAGGCAGACGTTCGCGAGCA